TTCCAAAAATCATATAATTAAATCCAGTATAAAGACCTGAATATTCTTTACCACTTCCATAGGTAGGAAATAAACTTTGAGGATTACCTGAATAAGCCATAGCTATATATTTACGATTAAGTTCATTATCTCCTAACTCTTGTAAACTATTAATTATAAATTCGCCTGTTTCTAAACCCTCTGGTATTGTATGAAGTCCTATAGTGTCATCACTTACATGTTCTCTTTCAATAAATCCTTGTCCTACATTGAATCTAGAGTACCAAGTTGAAAATACATCTATTTGAAATGTTATTTGAGTTGTATTAGGATTTAATAGTTTAACATCAGTAACCCAAGCAAAAAACCACTTATTGCCATATTTTTTATTTATAAAAGCCATATAATTAGCATAAATGCAGTCTTCATATTTAGCACTAACATTTATTATATTCTCTCTAACACCTATAATTTTATAATTATTACCTGTATATATTGCATTAGCTCGACATAAATTTACCATAGCTTCTTCATTATAAGATAAGACATTCTCATAATTTCTATCCAACTTAATACCTGAACACAATATAATTTCACTATTTGTCATAATCAAATATCATCTCCCTACTATCCTCTATTATAAGTAATTTTTTTGAATATTTCAACTTTCTTTTAAATTTGTCCATTTCATATTCTGTTTCAAAATATTTAAAAAATTGTTTTCCATTTACTAGATTTTCTAATAGTAAATATAATTTACGCATAAAAATCACTTCCATAATTTCTATCACCAATTTTAAAATCTTTATCTTTTCTTATACTAGTTTCTTCAAATACTATATATGTAGGAATAGTTTGAAACTTTAATAAATGTTTCTGCAACTCCCTATAAGTATCAAATAATCGATAAAAATGTCTAACATAACCATCATAATTTGATTTTTCTATTGTCATTAAAATATATCTTTTTCTCATGATCTTTCTCCTATTAACAAAACACCCTTATCTTCTTATACTAAAATCAATTACTTGTTTAAAATCTGTTCCTACTAAATCTGTTGCATAAAATATTATATCTTCTCTAAATGTTGCTAATATTCTTTTTAAATTATCGTTATTGATTGTTACATCATAAATATTACGTTGCCAATATGGATTAATATCTACTTTATCTGATATAACTAACGTGTTAGGTTTAATCTCTTGTTTTTCATTCATAGGATATATAAACCAACATATTTTATTCTTTTCTTCTTTATCTTGTAATAGTTCTGAAATAAATCTAAAAGATTGATACTGAAATATAAATCTAAATATAGGCTTATAACATTTATAGCTTTTAGGAAGATGTGGTTGTGGACTAGATTGCCAACTTCCATCATTCATCATATCCTTATTCCATCCGATGGTATGAGAAGATGTTCCAGTAGATTCACAATACTCTATAGCAAGTTTAACAATATCATTTTCTCCAGCTTCTATTTCTTTAACTTCTATAGTACCTTGTTTTTGTTTACTAATTATCTCATGTAATCCCCACTCATAAATATAAGGACATACACGAGAAATGGTGTTACCTATTAACCATAATTTAGTTGTTCCACGTTTACGGTCAACTGTGGCGTAGAAATTCATGAGCTTGGTCGGTTCTGAATTACTTAAATACCTACTTCGTGTCATAAATTCTTCGAAAATGATGTCCTCAACATCCAAGAAACTTCCTCCAGCATAATTTTGTTCGGTTGATAATGCTACAGCATAACCTATCTTTTCTCCTCTAGTTATTTTAAATTTTTCTGAATCAAAATTACTTAAAAAGATTTGTTTACGATATGTTGTTATACAGTTATATTTCCCTTTAGTTAATTTTTCAACATCTACATCTTCAAAGTACTTTTCTATTTTTTCATTAGTTATTTCTTCTCTGAATCTCCTCATTAATATAAATCTTTTACCAGTTTCTAAATACTTTATAACACCACGTTTATGTTTTGCCTGATATGATTTTCCATTACTTCTTTCACCCCAGCATATATTAATATCAGCATTTTGATTAACTAAATTATCAATATTATAATGTTTTATTTCTCTTTTCACATCTTTTCTAACTCCTTTATTTTATCTAAAACTTCTTGACATACACCCCAACTAAACCCTTGTTGATTTTAAATATTCAGCTGCTTTTTCACAACGTGATTTATAATCTTCTAATTCTTGTTGTAAATTAGTTATGTAATCATAAAGTTCTCCATCTTCTAACATTTCAACATATTTTTCTTCATTCATTATATTTCCTCAATTTCTTCCATTTCGTATTTATTAATATTCTCTAAACTAATCATAGTATTATAAACTCTTGTTATATCATTTTTTAAGTTTGTTAATTCTTCTTTTAATAATTCATTTTCTTTTTTTAATTTATAATAATCGTATAACAGATTATCTCCTGTTTCTCTACATTTTTTACTACAATATAAACTATCTCTAATATCCATTATAACATCTCCCTTAATAATCTATTTTCTTTTTCTATTTTTTCAAGTAGCTCATTATATAAATACATTGTTAGTATTTTTTCACTATTTTTATTATCTTTAATAAATAAGTTTAATAACTCTTTTTCAATAGCTTCCCTTATTCTTCGATAATTTTCTTTTGATGTCTGATTACTGGTTACATTCGATTGATTTACTTTTAATCTTTCACATATATTTGTTAATTTTATTTTTTTAAATTCTTTTATAAATTCATAATCTGTCATTACTTTTCCTCCCAATTTTTTATTTTATCATAATATTCTTTTAAAATCTCAAATCCATAGAATTTACGATTCAATTTTTAGCTACATAATAAGTAGCTCCAGATCCGGCACATGGATCAATAACAACATCACCCTCCTTAGTAAATAAAGTTATAAATGTTTCCAGAATAGAATCACACTTTTGATTTGGATGTATTTTTTTATTTGTAAAAAACTTAGTATCAAACATAAACCAATTTTTAATCATTTTTTTTCTATTATAAAACTTAGGTAATTTACCTTTAATAAGTTGTAAACCATACTCACAAGCTCCCACTATTCTCATGTTAACCTTTAATACTTCTGCTGAGTTGTTCTTAATAAATACTAAAGGTATATATTTTTTGAATCCGTATTTTTTCATACAACTAATTATTTGAAATTGTTGAAAGTGGCTACAAAAAACTATTACACTGCCATCCTCTTTTAAGTTATTACTACAGAACTCTAAAAAATTCTCTAACTGGAATTCTCCATCTCCATTAAAAAACTTACTTTTAGCTTTTTCACTTTTACCCTCAGCAACATTCCCATTCCTCCACCACTGAGGATTACTAGCATAGGCATTTACTCCTATATTATAAGGAATGTCAGTTAAAATTAAATCTGCTTTTTCTATATTATATTTTTTATAATTATTAAAATCATCATTTATTATCATACATCCTCCTTAAATATTGCTCTTTTAGAGCTTTCTTCAGTTATTAAGTTTATATAGTCGTATGATTTACCTAATACATAACTACATGGAATCAAACAACATCCAGTTTTATCTGTATTATGATATATGTTACCTTCATAATCTATTATATCATCCTCATCTTGTTCATCTATATAAACTAAAGTTTGTTTACCTGTTATTTCACTTTTAAATTCAAAACCATCATTGAACTCTTTTAAATCGTGAAGAGCTAAAGCTCCTTTTTCTTTTGGAACTCCAGCAACTGTAATTCCTATTACACCATCTATTTTAGTAGCATATCTTTTAGCTCCTTGATGAATAAATTCATCATAAGTGAAACGCCTACCTTTATCTGTTTCGCATTCAAAAACCCCTAATAAATGTTCTTCCCCCTTAATATCTTTTGGAGAGTATCTCTCATAAGGAATATTTAATAATTTAGAAACATATTTAATTCTTTCTTTTACATTTTTATTATAATCTTTAATTATATTTTTATCATAACCATTTCTAAGTTTACAACTGTCTGTATCGCTATAGAGCAAATATTCATCTAACTTTAATATATTATACTCGAGATTAGTACGAGCAATAGCGGTACAAAAACATCCCCAAGAAAACTCTAAAAAGCCTTTTTTCTTATTTTTGTTAAGTCTTTCTATTATATCTTCATTAGTAAGTTCTTTCTCTTCCCATCCTAATTCATTATCATATATTACATCATCTCTGATAATTGAAGTTACACACATTCCATAGATGCTATTTAAAAGTGCCTTTTCTCTTGCATACTCAACTCTTTTATCTTTAACACCTTTAAGTTTAGTTTTGTTGACATATTTATCTAGAATAAAATTTATTAACATTTTAGGAAGAAAATCATACATTGCATAGTAACTCTCTATTATCTCATATTCACAACTATATGCTTTTAATATAAAATTAAAATCAATATCAGTTAAAACAATTTCTATTTCAGATGCTGATATTAACCTTCCGTTATCATATCTAGCACCTTTAATATATCGACATTTACTACTCGATATAAATGTATTCCAGTATTTACACTCTAAATTATAAAATCTTACAACTAATAAATAAGCATATAATCTAAACATATCATCCTTAGTTTTAACATTACATTTTTGAAATTCAGTCATTGGATAACGATAGCATGTAAGACAATAAGGGTAACTTGAGGTAAAATCATAACTATCAACATTTTTTATAATATCTCCTGTAAACATATAAGAGCCGTGTGTATATCCACCTTGATATGCCTCATATAGTAAATTCATTACATGAGGGTCACTATTAATAGCTCTTTTTGTTTTTCTCCTATATGAATAATTTTTATACGCTAATTGTTGTAATTCTCTTCGTACTTTACCAGTTGAAGTTATTGGAATTTTATTTACTTGAATATAAGTCATTAATTCTAATTTAATATAATGATATAATACTAGACAGTCATTCTCACAATATGCTAATTCTTTTTCTGTTAATCTTGTTTTAGGTGTTCTTATTATGTTATAATCTAAGTTTCCCACTAACTTTTTAACTTCTAGATTATATGTTTTAGATAAATTATCCAAAGATAAATTACTCATCATTAAAGTACATCTACACTCAAAATTAAAATCTTCAAAAGTAGCTTTTATAACTTTTCTTTTAGTTCGTGCGAATACATCTTTAAATTTAAATTGACTTCTTAAAAACTGAAATTCCCATGCAAAATTATGAATAAATAATATTTTCATTTCTGGAATATTATTATTAATAGTATTTAAAAACTCTCTTAATTCTTCCCAAGTTCTACCATAATACACTATCTCATTTATACTTAACATCCAAATATACATAATAGAATGATATTCTAAATCTTGTTTTTCTTTATCGGTAAACTTTTCATAACTTTTAGCATCATAAATTTTACCATGATATTTTAAATAACTAGTTGTTTCTATATCAAATGTATATATATTATTATCATATTTTTTGTTTTTAAATCTACCTACTAGAAATGAATCATGATTTTTATATTCTTTGTAATAAATCATTTCATATATAAATTATATATGTATCTTAAATATTCTTTTACATCTTCATCATTGATATTAGCATCTTCAGAAAATAACTCAGCAAATTTATCATAACTTAAATTCTGTTCTTTAGCTTGAATAAGTCTAGCCCATGTTTCGGATGGGTCAAATGTTTGCGTCATATCTCTTAAATCTTTATCTTCAACTATGGTATAAAGTCTTCCTACGTCCTCTTCTGGTAATGTTTCTGTAACTAAGTTACCTTTATCATCTTCAGTTATTTTACTAAAATGAGCTTTTAATTTATCTTTTGTTTTTCTTATAGCTTCTCGAGCACCTCTAACAGTTGATGTTGTATTTTCTTCATTAAACTGTTTAACAGACTGTTCAATATACTTTAATCTAACGTCAGACATTTTTTTATTAATTCTTACATAACCATATCTTGTTAAACCTAGAACTTTTTTATCTTCAAGTTTATTATATAGACCTATAGTTGCCCAACTACGTTCACCAAAAGCGTTAGTTAATCTTTCAATTCTCTGATTAGCTTTATGTACTTCTTTTTGTAAATTTTTATAATCCTCTAATGTGAATAACCTACTTTTTCTATTTGCCATTTTTATCCTCCTATTTCAATAATTCTTATCATATATAAATAAATAGTTATTAATAGACAATCAGCAACTATAAAATCAAATAAAAACCATTTAACCCAAGATTTTAATTTCATTATTTCACCCTCTTCCCTTTTAACTGTTGTGTAACTAATTCATCCATTAATCGTTGTAACATTTTAATGTTTATCATATATTATCACCTCACAATATAATTATCTCATATACTAAATAAATAATCA